GTGTTGTTCTGCACCGCGTAACCCCAAGGGTTGCCCGCTTGGTTGGTGGCGTTACCCGTCTTGGCAACGAACTGCATATCGGAACCTTCGCAGTCCCGAATGCGTGCGCCCTGACGGAAGGGGTTTGCGTAACGCAGAGCAGCGAAGGCGTCGTCAAAGATGACGCGACCGCCAATGCCTGAGCCGGAGCCTGTAAGCGCCGAGGCTTCAGAGATGTCCACCTTGACTTGGCGGTTTTCTTGGATGGCAGACTTGATGCCGTTCAACAGCAGTTCAGTTACCGTGCTTTGTTGCTTGTCCATTGGCGTAGTCCTTTGCAAAGTGCGCCCGAAATCCCTTTCAAAGAGACTCAATGAATCCCTTTGAAAAGAGGGGAGCCGAAGCCCCCCACTTTATTAAGCGCCCGTAGCGGTCGAGCGATAGCGAACCCCTGCGAAGGGATCGCGCACGCTCGTGGCCAAACGCTTCTCACCGAAGAAGGTGATGAAGCCGGGAGCCGTTTGGTCGTAGCGACGCATGACCATGTTCAGACGGTCGATGATCGTGTGGAACCGGCTGAAGTCTGCGAAGTACAGGGGGTACTTGGCGACCGTGCCTGCGGAAGCACCGGCAGCGGTGGGGGTGTCAACATAGGTGTTGACCACCGCATCGAAGCCGAGCAGCTTGCCCACGATACCGTCTTCAGCAGCGGGGTGCATACGCTCAAAGATCGGCGTGCCTTGGTTGTCCTTCAGGCCGCGAATTGCCGAGAGCATGACCGGGTTGATCATCCACTTGGCGTTCGGGGTCCAGTAGGCTTGCGGCAGCGCATAAACCATGTTCACGAGGTCTTGGAATTGCACGTTGTTCGCGCTTGCAAAACCGTTCGTGGTCAATTGGTCATACGTTGCGAGCGAGTGCAGGCCGGAGGTCGAGGAAGTGCCCGACGAACCGAATGCAGCCGTAGAGGTCGTGCCGCCCGTGTAGGTGGAATTTGCACCACCGTACTGATCCAAACCACGCAGACCATCAGCGCCGCCAGTGGTCACCGAAGTGCCCGTGCCGGTCTGATCGTCGTTGATGATCATGGACAGGGCTTCAGCTTGCGCGAATTCGGCCAAACAGTCATCAACAACATTGGCTTCCAAACCATCGATGTCGTCCAAAGCCGCAGTGCGGATCGGGAACTGCACATTGATGTCCTTCAGCACCAGTTGCCAAATCGAGGTGTTTTCAGTCGTTGCTGCGCCGTTGTTTTGAATGGCGTAGCCCCACTGAGCGCCTGCATTGCCGGTCTTGACCCGGAACTGATAGGACGAACCCTCGGTAGCCACGGTACGCGACAGGCCGCGCATCGGGTTATACATACGCAGAGACACAAACACGGGATCGTATGCGGTACGACCACCCTTGCCATCGCCGCCTGCGGTCAGTTGCGAGGCTTCGTTCATGTACGCGTAATACTGAGATTCGTCGGCAAACATCTTGAGTTCCTTCTCGAAACTCTTGCCGCCGTTGGCGTAGTCGCGCAGTTGCTCACGCACGCTACGATTCACATCCTGACGCACAGACTTGGCGATAGGACGAATCAGAGCGGGAGCGTTCAGGCTTGCAACCTTGGCTTCCAAGGTGGCAACCTTCTCGGTCAGTTCAGCCTTGGCAGCTTCGACAGACTCGTTAGCCTTGGCTGCGATTTCTTCAGCTTTGGCAAGGGTAGACGCTTCGATTGCGTCCAGTTTTTCGATGATTTCCTTAGACATGATCAGCCTTTCAGACGATTGGAAAGATGCTTGAGAATTTCCCGCTGCTCAAGGGCAGCAAGCAATTCGGCTTCGGTCGCTTCCGCATCAGGCTCACCCTGAGTCGGCGCAATTTCAAGAACGGTCGTCACAACCTCACGCTGCTCCAACACTTTCTTGAAGGTAGATGCGGCAGCGACCGCATCTTTCTTGGACAGCCCTGCTTCACGCAAAGCCTTCTCCAAAATCTTGAGATCAGCAGTGCCATCAGGTCGGAAGAATTCCAACTTGTGTACCTCTGCCATCGGGTTGTTGGGATGCATTACGACGGAGACTTCTCGGAGTCCGCCTTGCGAAATTTGGAAATAACCTTCCTCCATGTCGCTACCGCTTTGGAGGGGATTGCCTTCAGCATCGACCATACAGTATTCATCTGCGTATGCTCCTACAGAGACACCGCCGAACATAGCCGGGGATTCGGTCATCACTTGATAAAGATCAGACCCTTGAGTGGTGTTCAGGTACAGACGGCCCTCGGCCATCATGCCCTTGTCAGTGAATTCGAATGCAGTCCACTCACCCACCGGCATTGCATCGGCGTTGTGATTGACAAACATGGGCAGCGGTCGCTTGGTGTCAGCGAATTCCTTTGCCCACTGCATAAAGCCTTCCGGCTTGTAATAGAAGCGCCGACCATCAGCGCCCTCACGCGGCCCCCAAGTGGTGACGGTGGCTTCAATCTTTCCGCTTGGCTCTTGGTTTCCTGCCGCCTCGGGTAGAACCAGTTTTGCTTCGCAGATCAGTTGGATTTGTTTCATTGATGACCCCTTCAAAGACCGTCGTGTTTATGTCTTGTATTTTGGGGGACATCAGGCGCGGAACCTGAATTGGCAATTCCGCAGGCCGACGCACTTGGTTTGCAAGTGCCGCTAACAATTTTGCGTGAACTGCCATATTCGGTCAAGTTGTGCCGATGTTCATGCGACGGGTCTGATTCCCGCCGCCGCCGCCCGTGTCTTGTGGTGAACTGCCCGGAATGGGCTTTTGATCGCTGTTCTTGCCGACCAACTCACTAGCCCCGTCCATCGTGTGCCGCCCGAGGTATTCCCGCGCCTCGTTGGGCGTAAGTATGCCTGCATTTACGCCCGCCACCACATAATTCATTTGGTCTAGCGGTGCGCCCATAAGGAATTGCTGCGTGTCAAATTCTACGCACAGTGAGGGGTAGCCCGCTAGTAAATGTTGCTTGAGCTTCTGACGAATGTTCACGATGATCGGGTACATCGTGGATTTGTAGAATTCGTCCAACATCGTTTGCGTGTTGTTGTACTTCCCGTCTGCAATCCCGATCATCGCCGGGGGCACGCCGAACAGGCCACAAATCCGCTTCATGGTTTGGAGCTTTAACGCCGCAGCGTCGGCGTCTTGCAGGGAAAGCATCTTTAGGGGTTCGTACTTCATCCCTTGATCAAGCAGCATCCCCTGACCGGGCTTGGACGGGTCGGTTGTCCGGCTTCCCGTCATGCTCGACCATGCTTCCTTGAGCCGCGCCGCAATCTCTTTGTACTTAGCGTCAGGAATGACCGACTCGGTGACGAACATCCCCGAGGGCTTCGCGCCGTTCTGCATGACGTAGTTGGCGTACAGGTCGATGTCCTGATCTAGACCGACCAACTCCACCGCAAGGATACCTTTGTTGAAGCCTGCCGAACCCTGCCAAGGCATATCCTTGCAGTGCATGACTTGGTAATACTCTAGCGGCTCGTCCTTGGAAAACCCGTAGGAAGGCGTGGACAGGCGATATGACGGGTAGCGGGTCGGGGTGAGCGTGACCGCAATCAGCGTCGAATCGAGAATGAACATCTCGGTGGGCGTCTGCGTAGGATTCTTCTGATCCTTGCGCCACCAAAGCGTGAAGGCTTCGCCCAAGAGGTCGTGCCACATCAACCACTGATACCAAAACTCGTATTGGCTTTGGAATTGGTTGGGGTTCTGTAGCAGGGTCAGAACTTGTTGGGCTTTGGTCTTGTTCCGGGTAGTTACGCGAGAATCCTTGGTGGCATCGACCACGGTGCCGTCGTCCAACTCGCACATGATCTTGATGGGCAACTGACTCAAAGCGCGGGCTTTTGCGCCAAGTGCTGCCATCACCGTGCTATTTCGGGACAGCGTGGATACATCCACCACCCGCCCTGCGTCTGTAACAGCACTCGTGGTGACGTACAGAATCTGCGTATTGACCGTCGGCCTGCGGTTGTCGCCCTGATAGACGACGTTGTTACCTAGTGCGGTCTGCCCAAACAACGTGTTTGCTTCGTTGTTTTGCGTTTGTTTCCGCTTGAAAATGTCTAGGATTCCCATGTTTGGCCCCCGTTTCCCGCTTACTTTACCACTCAAGCGTGCGGAAACCAAACGATTCCGAGGTGTAAACATTGTCCAAATGGCAATGCACGGCCATGATCATGGCGATGATGCCGTCAATCTTTGCCGAAGGATCGGCGGCGTTCTTCCTAACCTTGACGTTGGCATTGATGTCCACGAAGCATTCGCAGTTTCCTAGCTGCCAACCGACAAAGGGGTTACCCGAATGCTTGATCCCCTTCTTTAGAATCAATTGCTCAGTCGTCTTTGACGGGTTGGACAGAACGGCCATACCTTGCCCCACCTTCTTGACCGGCAAGCCGTTGCCGTAGAGGTTGGCTACAAGGGCAGCAGCGTTGTAGGGGTCGAAGGCGATTTCCTTGACCTCGTACTTCTGAGCTTGGGAGGTAATGTAAGCCTCCACTTCGTTTAGGTCGGTGACGTTGCCTTGGGTCAGCTTGAGAATGCCCGACTGCCGCGCCTGCTCAAAAATGCTCAGGTAGTGGTTGGGCACAAAGTCAAGCGAGTCTTCGGGCAGGAAGAATTGAAACTCTGCGTAGAAGTCTTCTTCGCCATAGCGGTGCAGGGTGCAGACCGCATTCAGGTCGCGGGAGTGCGCCAAGTCAAAGGCGATGAAGGTTGACTCGGGCTTGCCCTCGGGCATCGGCGCAACAGAATCATCCCAATGCTTGCGGTCTACCCATGCGGCATTGGCAGAGACATAGACGTTGAGTTGCTTGCACAGGAATTCATTGAGGCTTGCCGGTTTAGCAGATGCCTCGTCTGCCATGTGCTGAATATGCTCAGTGGTGACCGAGATGCCGAGCATAGGATTGGCCTTGCCCCATGTAGCCTGATCGCGCCAGTTGTCGCCCTGATCAATGGAGTAACAAAGACCAAACCACTTGCCATTGTCGGAAACATCGCCTCGAAGCAGGCTGCGAAAGTAGGTCAGGTCTTCAAAGAACTTTGTCTCGCGGGTGAACGACGCCGTGGTCATGTAGACCCGCAAGGGATTTTTTCGCGCCCCCATGCCCGAGTGCAGGACTTCGATGGAGGATCGTTCTGTGATCTGTGCAGCCTCGTCTATGAGGGCACAAGAAGGGTTCTTGCCGTCGCCGGTCTTGCGGTTGTCCCGGCTCAATGCTCGGTAAGTAGAAGTCGAGTCGCCCTGTTTCTTAATCTCGGATCGGTAGGTAAGGAACTTGGCCGCAAGCTGTTCGTGCATAGCCTCCACGATAGCTTTGGAGGAATCAAAGCAAATGCTTGCCTGTTCCCGGCTTGTCGCCAAAGTAAAGACTTCCGCGCCTGAATCCCCGAACATCAGTTCGTACAGAGCCACGATAGACGCTAGGGTGGTCTTGCCTGACTTGCGAGGGACGAACAGGATGACATCGGTGACCCACCGCTTAGAGTGGTCGGCCTTATCCCTGAACCCGTAGACGCCCGCCAAGAACAGGACTTGGAAAGGTTGCAGGACGATGGGCTTGCCTGCGTCCGGTCCCTTCACATGGCGGCAGAAAGCGACAAACTTTAGGATGTGTTCGGCTTTTGACGGCACGAATTCGTAGGGCGCATCCTTACGCTCTGCCATGTCAAGGAATCTCTGACAGGCAAGTCTGACATCCTCACAAGCCGAGATGTCGCCCCGAGTGACCGCAGCCGCGTACTGAAACGCAGGGTCAAGCATGGGCAAACAGTTCGTCTACCTCGGTGGGCTTGTTCACTTTCTTTGGCCGACCCCGAGACACAAGACCCATCTCGCCAAGAATCTTGATGATCTTGTCGATAGACTCATTCCGCAGCTTCGTCCATGCCGAACTCCCCACGCCCGACGCATAAACCGCCACCGCGCCTTCTTCATTGATCCGAGCCTGCGCCTGAAGCAAAGACTCCGTGACCAAAATCAACGACGCAATTAGCGTTTCATCGCTTGGCGTGATCGTCCCGTAGACACCCTCCAATTCATCTCGAATCAGAGTTTCAAACATCTGCGAGTCAAACGTACTCGGGTCACGAAAGTAACCAATGATCTGTCGAGGCGGTTTTCTAAACTTTGTGCTTGGCATCGGGAATTCCCTTTCTTCTCTTGTCTATTCTCTTATTTTACGGGAGGGGGGGCAAACATAGGGTAAGTAC